CAAACAAACTTATATCAAAAAAATAAAGATGACAGGCAGTTGGATAAGTTTTTAAAAGAAAACAATATAACTCCTCAGCAATATGCCGCAGACCCTTCAAAATACGCTGAAGATTTTAGATTTTTTAAAATGTCAGACAAAGAGTTTGATGCAGATGTGGAGGCAAGTTTAGATGCCCAACAACAAGACTTTAGTATAACGCCAGAAGGCGTGGGTAAAGAAGGGTTTTACGCTACTGAAGAAGGGCAAAGACTTCTTCAAACAGACCCTAAGACAAGAGAGAGAGTGTTTTTAGAAGAACAAGCGGCTATTGGTTCATTAACACCTCCAATGGCTGGTCAAATCGGTGTAGGTACTTCTCCATTATTACAGAGTATTTTTCCAACATTTGAAGAGACAATGGCTAAATATGGAATAAGCACACCAAATTCATAGATTATGGCAACAAAACAACAAATAGATTTTAGCACATATGTAGAGAGAGACTTAACTAAGTCGGTAATAGACTGGAGCACTATATCAAAAACATTATCAGACGATTTAATAAAGTTAAAAGAAGATCGTGAAGCCAAAAAAGCTGAGATAGAACAAAACACTATTGAGGCTGATACTATTTTAAATACGTTAGAGCAATATGACAATGCTGATTTAGGTTCATTAGCTTTAGGAATGAGTAAAGAATCAGCAGAATTTTTAAGAGTACAAAACGATTTGTTTAAAAGAGGTTTGATATCTCAAACAGAGTTTGCTCAAGCAAAGCAAAGAGTCTTAGCTGACTGGAAACAATTTTCAAATGTTTCAAAACAATGGAATGATGATTATGCAGAATATGTAAAAAGAATTGATGATGGTGAAGCCTCTAATTTAGAACAGTGGCTTAACGAACAAAATGTTGCCTTCGGTAACTTAGAAAATATTCAGGGCTATGTAAACCCGCAAACAGGAAGATTGTCTTTAGTAGAGGTTGACCCAGCTACAGGAAAGCCCTCAGATGATCCAGGTAAGCACGTTTCTATGAACACAATTAATACCAGGTTTAAAACTCAGTACACTAAGATTGACCCAATACAATATGTAAAAGGAACAGTAACTGAATTAGGGGTATTAGTTAAAGAAACATTAGGAGATAGACAACAGGTAAATTCAAGAGAAGGTTATGGTACATTAAGAAATGAGGAAGGTTTTCAAGAACAAATGAGAGAGCAGGTCAGAGGTTTGTTAACTGATAAAGCAGTAGCTACATTAGCAGGTTCACCAAGTATTGGGGCGGAGTATGTTTATGCAGGTACTCCTGAAGCAGCAGAAGTAAATGAAAATACTGAAGATGTAGTGGTAATGAAAATAGTTAATGGACGTCCAGTATTAGATACTGATGCTGTTAATAATGATAAGATAAAGAAAAAAGTAGAGGATTTATTATATGGTCAGGCTATGTTACAGTTAGATGAAAAGTATGAGGTAAGAAAAGGATTTGAAAAACTTTCATCTGATGTAGACCGATTAGTAGACGAAGAAATACTAAGCTCAATTAGCGAAAGAGAGTTAAATGAAAGAAAAGTTGCAGTATCAGAAGCATTAAAAGACAATACTATTGATGCAACTCAAGCTAAAATTTTAAATGATAAATTAAATACAGCTATAAAAGAAAAACAAGTAAATGCTAACATAGCAAATATTAATTCTTTAATAGATGATAGAGAGTTATCAGGACTGCAAAGAACACAGCAAATGTTAATTAATGCTGACATACAAAACAGAACTTTAGAGTTAAAAGAAAAAATAAATAAAGAAGCTGAAACCGCAAAAATAATTCCTTATCAATATAGAGATGGTAGCGCTACCGCAATGTATGGAGATTATGAGGGTACAGGAACTGCATATTTAAAAGAAGAGCTTGGAGATAATATTAGAACACATATGCGTGGAAATACCGCAAACTTTGCCGCAGTCCCTATGGCAGGAGCCTTGATGATTGGTGGTCCACCAGCAGCTTTAGCAGTTGGATTAGGCTTTACTATTGGTGAATATGTAACTAAAGATGCAGTAGATGAAGTAACAAATGCTTTAGGAACCTATATCAGCGGGACTATGGACCCTAACTTAAAAAACAAATTGTTAGAGTCGGGGCCTATTGACGCAAGATTTGGGCTAACAAATGATGGAAAAATAGACGCAAGTAAGTTAATATTTGATGTGGGAGGACAAGAATTTGAGTTCCCTCCAACAGAAGAGGGCGCTGCAAGAGATGCAGCGTTAAAAATTATGTCATCAAATGGTATAAAAACATCTGCAATGAAGCAATGGATGGATAAATTTATTATTGACCCAATGACATTAGCTGGTATTGCAAATCAAATTGCAGAAAAAGAAGAGATAGAAGGACAAGAAGCAATTTCTTATACTGAATTTGTTGTTAAGTTTGGTGACATGGCTGCAAACCAAGAAGAGTATAGAAAGTATCAAGAAGACCCTGCCAACTATGTACCTCCAGGAGCCAGAGAAACAGAAGAGGAAGAAGTGGTTGAAGGAGATAATGTATTTCAACAGTAATAATGGATCAAAAAGAACAGTTATATAATCTTTATCTTAAAAATAACCTTATAACAGATAAGGTAACTTTAAAGATGTGGAACACAATGTCTCCGAGACAGCAGAAGGAAATTTATAATATAGGTAAAAACAAAGGTTTATTTCAAAAAGTTCAATTAGAACAATTTACCTCGTTATGGGAAGAGCCTGTAAAAAAAAAAGACGATTCAGACTTATCTGGTCAAAATCAACAGGAGACTATGGAATCAGATACTACAATTCAGGAGGTGGATGGTTCATCGGCTTTACCAGAACAAACAGTTGAGGTAGAAGATTCTCTTGAAGTACAAGTTCCAGAAGGAGGTCAGGGAGTAGAAGTAGAGGAAATAGAAGTAGGAACACCTACAGATGTTTCTGAAATTGAAAGTGTTGAAGTTCCTACTGTTGCAGAAACTCCACGTTACAATCCATACCGTACACCACAAGACTTACAAGTAAAAGAAAAAGATACAGCTATAGAAAGGGCATTTGGAAAAAATTTTTTAACAGATTTTTTTGGAGACTTATATAGGTCAGGTGCGGCAGGTATTGCTCAAGGAGCTACTCTTGATGAGTCTTTAGAATTATTTGCAAAAGGTCAAAATGTAACTGACCAAGATATACAAGAGTTTATACAAGCTCAACAATCTTTACAATCAAGAGGAGAGTCTGATGAAATGAAAGACTTTAATCGTATTTATCAAAGTGAAGGAGGAAGTCTTTGGGGTTTTATTAAAGGAGTTGTAGCTAACCCATCTGTAGTTCCTCAGATTTTTGTTTCATCTACTACACAATTATTAAACGCATCTACCATAGGAGCTGGTATTGCCGGTGGTGCAGCTGGATCATTTGTTCTTCCTATAATAGGAACTTTAGGGGGCGCAATGGGAGCGGCAGGAGCTACATTAGAAACGGGGATTACTTTTGCAGAATTATTACAAAAAGAATTAGAGGAAAGAGAGTTAGATTTTACTACTGACAATGTAAGAACAGTATTAGAAGACGAAGAAGCACTTAGCTCTATTAGATATAAAGCAGCAGGAAGAGGTTTGGCTATTGGTATTATAGAGGGAGCTACTGCTCGTTTAGCAAGCTCTGTAGGGGCAAAAGTTTACAGAGGAGGTCCTTTAACTAAAACAAGAAAGTTAGGGGCTTTAGGAGCTGGATTTGGAGTTGAGGCAGTTGGAGGGTCAACAGGAGAAGTTGCTGGTAGATTAGTGGCTGGCCAAGAAATGGATGTAGCAGAGATTGGGTTTGAAGGTATAGCTGGTATGGCTACCGCACCGCTTAGTGTAGGGTATGGTATATACAAATCCCCAAAGTATTATATAAATAAAAAGAATGGTGGTGAAGAAATGTCTCAGACTACTGCATCCACTATGGAAGACTTTGTAGAAAATGCACCTGATGAAGATTTTGCTAAAGCTGAGTTAACAATAAAAAATAATCCTGAGCTTGAAGCAAAAGCAAAAAAAAGAAAAGATGATTTACATGAGAAAGCGGTAATAGAAGGGCAGCTAAAAAGAGCCGGAGTAACTGACCAAGCAAAGATAGATGAAATACTACCACTCCAAAAAAAGTTAAACGAATTAGCTGAAGATACAGGGGAAGCATCAAAGCTAAAAAGAAGTGAGATAAAACAACAAATTAATGATATAATACAAAGACAAGATGCCGTTCAAGAGCAAAGCACAGATGCGGTGGATGGCGAAGTTCAAGCCACAGATGTTCAAGAGGTGGATGAGCGAGGGCAGACCACCGAAGAATCTACAAGAGAGGAGCAACAAATCACCGAAACCACCGAAGAGACAGAAACAGAGAAGACGGAAATAATAATAACTCCAGAAGAAAACAGATTATCACAACTGGAAGAAACTCTTACTGAAAAACAAAAAAGAACTCTTGCAATGATGAGGGATAAGGAAAACCCTAACCAAGAGATGATTAATAATTATATTAAAAGAGAAGCAACAAAAAACGGAAAAGGACAGGGACTAACCTCTAAATTTAAAGCAGAAGATGTTTTAGCAAATCCAGAAGGTAAGACTGAGAATGAGTTAATAGCCGCTATGGCAACAGCTGATGGTAGTTTTAAATCAGAGAGAACAGTAGAGGCATATATAGAAAAAGCAAAGAAGGATTCAGAAGCTGGTGTTTCTTATGAAAGTTATGGTATACAAGATGATTTAATCTCTGTTAGAAGGGCTTATGAAAAATTAGTTAAGGCGGGATTAGTAGAGGGAAAGATAGGAAAAATATATAAATCTGTTGCTGAATTTATGGCAGATCAAGACACAGATGTAACTGAAAAAAGACCTGAAACAAAAAGACAAGCACAGCCTGAAAGAAAGAAAATAAAAGGCAGTAAAAAATATGAAATAGAGGTAGATGCTGAAGGTAAGGCTCAAGTGGTAGAAGCTAAAACAGGAAGACCTGTAAAAGATGTAAACTCAATTAAAAGTCAAGCGGTAAGAAACGCCTTACTGCAAGAGGGTATTGATGTAAATGAAGGGAGAACATCAGAGCAAATTTTTAAAGAAAACAATCCTAATACAGATATAAGCGAAGTAAATCCTGAACAAGCTGATAATATAATATTAGAAAGTGAAAATGTTAGAGAGGTAGCTGAGGCTATAGAAACAGAAAAAAAAGTAGCTAATGAGAAAAGGCAGGAAGAAATAGAAATTGACGCCACTAATGAATTTGAGGGTGTTAGTTTAACTGAACAAGAGTGGAGTGAATTTAATGATAAAGAAAACTTAACGCCACAAATAAGAAGAAGATTTATAACTAAAGGAAAAGTTGAAGGGTTTGATACTAAAATACAAGAAGTAGCAGATAGGACAAATCAGGATTATGATTTAGTTATGGAAAAGTTTTTTGAATATGCTATAAACAATCCCACTCTACCTAAAATATCACGTGCTAAGCAAGCTCGTACCTTAAAATTAAATAACTTAGAAGCTCGGTTTGAAGAGCTAACAGGATTAAAAGCTACACAAAAAAATATAGAAGCTGTATTAGCTGTTGACCCAGACAGAGAGTCGTTACAAGATATAAGATTAAAAGATGAGGTTCAGCAAAAAGAGATGCTGGATAAAGGCGGTATTGCTCCTGTAAGTAAAAAAGGCAGAGGTGTTCCTGCTAAAAAAATAGTAGAGGGAACTAAGAAAAAGAAAGAAGTTACTGTGGATGAAGCAGAGGCTCTGAAAGACCAGATAAAATTAGAAGGTAAGGCAGCAAAAGAAGCAGATAGAGCTGCTAAGAAAAAAGAAAAGATAGATAGTAATATAAATAAATTAAGAAGAACAGCAAGAAAAAATATAAAAGGAAAGATAGGAGCAGACCAAACTTTAAATATATTACTGGAAAGAATGTTAGCTGTGAATCCTAAAATAGTACCAGCAAGTGTAATAGATAGATACCAGTCTATTGTAGAAATGTTAGGTAAAAGAAAAGGAACTTTAAATCTTCAGGACATAAATAAATTAAAAAACGAGGTAGCTGAAATAAATAAAGTATTAGATGAAGAATATTCAATAGCTGGTGAATTAGCTGAAAGGTTTGAGTATTTTAAAAGAATAGATTTTAGTGTTACAGAAAACACATCATATGAAGCTGTGTTAGATAAAATGCTTGAGCAAGGAGAGATTACTCAGGATGAAAAGAAATTAATGGAGAAATATAAAAACCAAATAGCTCCAAAAGAAAGAGTTGAAAAAACTCCAGAAGCAATTCAAGAAGAAAAAGAAGGTGCTATCAAAAACATTGAAAAGGCTGACAACACAACTAAAGTCCCAGAAAATTTAAGCTCTGACCAAAAAGGTTTAGTTAGAAAATTTAGAAAACTATTAAGAAATAAAGAAGTGTTAATGATGATGGAGCCATATGAATTAAAAAATATGGTTGGATTATTAGACAATGTAAATAATGGCTATGTTCCTCACCTATTACAGCTATATACTACATCTATGCAAGCAAAACTTGCTGCGATGGAAAAGGCATCGCCAAGTATTAAAAAAGGAAAGATGTTGCCTTTCACTAAAATGTATGCTAACTTTAAAAATTTATTTACAAAAAAAGGCGCTGTACTTGAGGCAATCAGAAGGAACCCATTAGCATATATAGATCAAATTTTTGGAGACTTTAAAACTAAAAACTTATACGAAGCTATATTTGAGCCAACAGCTAAAGCGCAATCAAGATATGCAACAGCTACAAAAGAAATTAGAAATAAATTAAACAAAGCTAAGAATGATGTGTTTAAGTCTTTTGGTAATGACCCTAATAAAACAACACTATCAGCTTATAAGCAGCAATTATATTTATTACAAAGAGAGTTTGAATCTAATCCTGATAATAAATTTGTAAACCCAGCTATTGATGTATTGAAAGCGACCATAAAAGCTATAGATGAGCAAAAAACTAATTTAACAGAGAAAGATGCCGCAGCATTACAGGATATATTAGAGAAGTTTCAAACTGAAGATGGCAAAAGTATTGATAATGAAAAATTATTTAATTCATTTAATGATGCAGAAAAGGCCAGTATTAAAACAGTAGATGAAATAAATGCTGCAAATGAACCTGCGGCTGTATTTACTGCGTCAACTATTAGGGGTAATTCTTTTAATGCTTTAAACAACTATGTTCATCATAACGTATTGTTTACCGCAGATGCTGATAGTGATGCAACAGCTCCTGACTTTGTCGGTAATTACATGAAAGGCTTAAAACCATCAACAAAGGGACAGTCTTTAATTAAAAGAACAGGAGATGTAAACCCTTTAAACTTTGATGTTTATTCATCTACCAGAAAAGGAGCAGAATATGTTATGTTAGATTATCATATGACAGAGCCTATCCGATTAGCAAGAAAAACTATAAATGAAACTAAAAAAATTTTAGAAGCAGAAGGTCGTATACCATCAGAGCAAAGAGAAATGATTAATGCTTTGGAAAGAGCTTACGAAGAAGTAAATAAAAACGTATTAACCAATGACTTTGGAGAAACTACTTTGGCTGATAGAGCTGCCGATTTTATGTCTCGTCAGGGTTACAGAACTGTATTAGCCGGAACAGGAAGGTTTGTTGCAGAATTATTATCAAATATTGGTATGGCATTGTTTGTAGATCAAGATGCTTTTCAAAATGGCATGAACTATCAAGAGTTTATATTTAGTGATGTTGGTGCTAAAATTATGGATAATGTAGGTAGCGCACAAAAAGACAGAGTATTTGCTGAAGGTTTAGCTGGTAGATTTGTTGACCCTAATGTTGTTGAAAGAGCAGAAGGCGGAGCTGGAAACCAAATCAATAGTGATATACAAAATAAAGTAAAACAAATATGGAGTTTTGCAGACCAGAAATGGTTGGGTAATGTGGAACGAATAGCTGACTATTTAATATCAACACCTGATAAGGTAGTTATGAGACCTATGTGGTTTGGAAGTTTTGCAAAAGAGTTTAAAAGCATTACAGGGCAAGATGTTGATTTTAATAAAATAGCTGAAGGAGACCAGGAATATATTCAGGCAAACCAAGAAGCTATAGATGCTGCAACTCAACAAGCAGATGAAGTTACTACATATATAGGTGCGGCTGACAATCCATATATGGGTATACTAAAAGGAACCTCAAAACCTAATGATAGTGTATCTAAAAAGGCTTTCAATAATTTTAATAACTTTATGACGAGGTTCTTAATATTTGAATTTGTTACTGCACGATCAGCTTTGCAAGCAATAACTGGAAATGAAAGTAGGCTAACACAAGAGCAAGGAGCTAAGATATTAGCAGGTGTTACAACACGAATGGTAACATACTCGCTTCTTTCATCAATGTTAGGCGCTGGCTTATTAGGATTATTCTTTGAGGATGATGAAGAAGATAAAAGCCTGGAAAAACAATTTGGTCAAGCATTAGGACAAACATTTACTTCTTTACTAATAGGAAGAGATTTTGGTAATGCAGTAAAAGCAATACTAAATATAGGAGTAGAAAAGTTTAATGAATCTCACTTAGAGTTTTTGCGTGATGGTGAGTATGACCCTTATAAAGACTCATTACAATATTCTGTTTTACCAAAGAAGCAGCAAGGTCAGGGTATAACAATGGGTGATTTGCTTTTAAGGTTTGGAGGTTCTTTTGGACCTGCACTATCTACAGCAGATTTAATTGTTCGCAAGGTAAGTGAGCCAGCTCGTAAAACTCCAGAGGCACGAGAGCGTCAGCTCAATGAGCAGTTGATAAGGATGCCTTTAGAAGTGGCTGGTAACTTAGGGTTGATACCTATATATAAAGATGTAAGAAAGGTAGCAATACAAGAGATATATAAAGATTTAAGAAAAGCTAAGAAGTCTAAATTTAAAAAACGAAGCAAAGAAGAATTAGAAAAGATTAAAAAAACAAACCCAAGATTATACAAACAAATTATGCAAAATAATCCTGAGGTTTCAAAAACAAATAAAAAGAAGAGTGAGTACGATACATATATTAGAAACCCAAGACTTTGGAAACAAAAGAATCCAGGAAAGCCTATACCTAAAAGACCTTAGCTATGGAAAACTTTGATGAGAATCTTTGTATGCATTATACTTATTCTTTATTAACAGGAAAAGATACTTACGAAAACTTATTAGAAAATGTGGATACTTTATACCTTCTTTACAACCCAGACAGACCGATGGAAGAAATAGACGATAGCGTCTATGATGCTTTATTAGATTACTTTATTCATGTAGAAGACTATGAAAAGTGCAATGATATATTAGCAGCTAAAGAATTAGCTAAACTTATAGCTCTAAATTAATTTCAGAAACATCACTTACTTGATCTTCATAAGAACGATTACGATTGTATTGTTCTACTCTTTCAAAATTTCTTTTGTAGTTTTTTCTTTCAGCCTCTAATTTATAAAATGAAAAAGCCTGCATACCTACGACATGAGAGTCTGTTGGAAAATAATATTTCCACCCTTTTGATCTTCCTCTATTTATATAATACATATAGGCCACAGCTAACTTACCAGTATTTTTTACAAAGTTTACTACAGCAGAATCATCTGATGTTGGTATAATTTCTTCAACAGAAAATGTTTCGTTATTAATATTACCTTGTCTTGATGTGTTTGAAAATCGCTCAGCTACCGTCTGACAAAATTCATTAAGTTCTTTGGCTCTTTCTTTATTCATAACGCAGTTCGTATATTTTTGCCTTTGTAGAATTTTTAGATATTTTACCATTAATGTTTCTGGTAGGTACTTCACAAATAAGTTTGCGCCTTACCTTAGTAGTGGTTTCTTGTTTTGTCATGTATTTTGGATTTAGAGAGTTAAGTTTACGTTTCTTCATATTTCGTCAGTCAAAGACTGTATTAGGTCTGCCAAAATTTTTATAAGTTCTTGCGCATCTTCTTTTGCTTGGTCATGATTTCTGTCCATTAAGTTTTCATAAAGTTCGTCTCCAAACTTATGAACACTGTCTGTAACATAATTAATATGACTTATGGTTGATGTGTCTTCAGGCGCTACTCTTGGCATCTATGTTTTGTTTGTACCAAATATAAAAAAATAACTAACTTATCCTAATCATTTAGGATTTTTTATATAACAATTTAAATTAATTAAATCAAGGTACTCATCCATAGTAATTAAACTGATGTCGGTTAAGGTAGTAGAACCATCATTATTGCTTACTAATTCTAATGCAAAAGTTATTGGGTCGCCAATAGTTTCAACAATAACACCGCCTAAAATGTATGAGCATAGATCGTTAGGCGGAAATGAATCTACATTTCGCTCTATATATCTCGCTATTTTTAATCCTGTGTATAAGTCTAACTCCTGGAGGCTGTCAATAAAAAAATCTTCAACCTCATACTTAGCCCCTGTATACTTCTGTTTTAACCCCATGCTTTTGTAATTGTTCAATTCTAAATTTTTGCAATTCCGAAAGTTTCCCGTTGGGTTTTTTTATTTCTGAGAACAACACATCACACCCTTGAGGTATGGCTATCAAATCTGGTATACCATTTTTATTTGTAACAGTAAGTTTTATAACGTAGTACCCTTCTTCTTCTAATTCAGCTATTCTTTTATTCTGAATTTGTTGTTCGGTCATACTACAAATCTAACAAATCTCTTTTAAAATGTGTAAGGGTGTAATCTTTCTTTTTAACAACTGTTTTGTAAATATCTTTTTCAATTCCATCCTCGCTGAATATCCAAAATATTTTATTAGACAGTCTATCCTTAGTGGTCATACGGTCTCTACTTTGCCAATAAGAGGTTGCGCTAAAATCTATATTGTAATATATTAATGCCTCAGCTTTCTTTAAACTTATGCCCTCTCTACCACTAACAATTTGTAAGGCGATTGACTTATTTGTAGAATTAAATTCTTCTAAATCATTGGTTATCATGTCTTTATAAACAGACTTGATTGCGTTATACTCTTCTTTAAATTTATAAAATATACCGATCTTTTTTTTCTTAAAATACTTTTTTATAAATTTTGCTTTTGAATTATCTACCACCATAGAGTTACCACTTTCAAACTTTACAGTTCCAGAACATAACTGATGAACTTTTGACATAAGTTTTACTCCTGTGTCTGCAAGTATTAATTCATCATCCCCTTGAATAATTCTATCTTTTTTTATTTTTTTAATTAAATTTTTACATACTGAACTTAGCTTTACATACAGCACTTTTTCATCAATAGTAGTTTTGAATCCTGCCATTTTTTGAGAGTAATTAAGTTTGTAAGGAGACATATCGTCTATAATACTTTTCAACCCATGACTATAGTCCCTAATATAAATACTATTAATATACTTTTGTTTTACATTTACATATTGTCTACTAAAAGAATAAAAGTTTTTACAGTGTTTAAATGGGTTGTTTGGAATACCATAAACCTGATGATACATTTGACTGTAAGACTCTGGTGTAGGTGTACCACTTAAAAGTATTACAAAAGGATTAGACCTTCGTATAATCTCTTTAACTTGCTTTGCTCTTTTGTTAGGTTTTGGAAATGCTCCTAAGGTATGGGCTTCATCACAAACAATTACATCCCATCCGGTCTGTTTAATTTTATGTAAGGATTCATAATTAATTACTTCTATAGAAAACTCAGGGCTTAGCTTATAATAATCATCTACGATACTACTGATGGCTTTCTTTTTAGTTATAAACAAAACCTCTTGTGCTTTTATTAAACTTGCTATACCTAAACTGGTTAAAGTTTTACCAGTTCTAACTTCCATAGCTAAATATAAAAAGCCACTTGATCTAATTATATTTACCCCTTTAGATATAATATCTAACTGATAATCTCTAAACTTCATCATCTATTTCAGGAAATATAATCCACCTTCCACCTAAGTCCCTACCTTCCTCAGGAATTGTATTGTATTTGTATAAACAATATGAGGATAACCATTTATTAAAAGCAATACGAGATATGGTATACTTTGATTTGGGAGCAAAGTCTGGATTTTCTTCTATAAAATCACTATATAAATCTAATTTATATATACGTTGATTAGATTTTAATTTTTCGTTTGGTGTTGATGAAGCCAGGAGCCCGCACCATTCTACAAATTCATGAGCTGTTTCTGCTGATAGTTTTCTAATTTTTAAATTAACAAACTCACTTTTTAATAAGCCGCTTAATAGATATCCTTGTAAACAATTAATCATATAGTTGTCAAACTGGCACCATTCTTCATCATCCCAGTCTCCAAACATAAGTCTACCAAACTCCACTAATGGAGTAAAGTCTTTAGTATAATGTTGAGACAATTCTAACTCCCATTTTCTTCTTTCAAAACTTGTTCCTTTACCTTTAATAGCATAATTAGTAGTAATTGCAACTTTAGGAGATTTAGAAAAGGGTATTTTAATTGCATCTTTGTTTTTCTTTTCAAGAGTTAATCCTTCAGTTACTACACTAAACAATCTTTCAAAATCAAAAGATTTTTTTACGTCATCAAAACATAATATTTGTGTGTCAGCCGATACTAACTGATAAGCAAACGACCTTTCAAAAGTAAAAGACTTTCCATCTATTACTACTAATTTTTTCATTTTTGCCAAACCATTCATAAACAAACCCTTACCAGTACCTCCTTCAGGGTTATCAGAAATTACTTCATCATTTAAAATAGTAGCCGGACAATAAGATAAATTTTTATAACCATGCATTAAAAAACCTATAGTAGATTCCATTGATCTAACTCTGCTTTCATCTTCCCCACATATGTTGCTTATAAAAGTTTTGTAATCACATTTCTGAACGTGACATAAAGTAAACTCTCTATCTATAACGTGGTCTTTCCAAACATACCCACCTAAGTCTAAGTAATCTATTAAGTTTATTTCATTGTGAGTAATTTTTACAGCACAATTCATAAAGTATAAGTACGCTGTGTCTTTAGTGTCTTCAATAAAAAACACATCTATAGATGAAAGGAGAGTTAAAAAGTCTTCTCTAAAATACCTGGTGTTTTCAGCAAAATAGTTATATACGCTAATATCATCTAAATTTAAAAGATAATCTAAAACAAAATCTTTAATTTCTTTTTCGCTTGTATGGTCTATGAGGTTGTTAATTACCCTAACAAAAACATAGTTTTTACTACCCTCTGGATTAAATTTATAAAAACCATTATCTTCTAAAAAATTTTTAAAATAATAATGTATTATTTTAATTTTACCTTTATCACTTTTTTCCCAAAATTTATTTTCTGTTTGTTCTTCTTCTAATTTATTTATAACTTCCTCTATATTTTTATCATCAATTTTATCATTTTGTATATGACATTTTATTTCTGTTTTATTTACACCTCTTCTTAATTGTTGTTTTATTAGGTTTACTTTATCCTCATCTTCATAATACTTTGTTCCAAAGTTTTGAGTATTGCTGTAAGCAGAACTTATCGTTCTTAGAATTTCAGCTCTACTAAAATCTCTTGACTCAAAATTACTCATTACCATTATAGCTACGTTCTGAGGAATACCAAAATCATTAAATGCGGCTGCCAATATAAACACATTGTTGTTTCTTTCCCCACTGTTCAATCCATACTTTTTTTCCCACCATTTAACAAGTATGTCTACAATTTTGTTTTCATCTGTTAATGGTATGGTTGGTTTGTCTTTATATTTAATTTTTTCTACATACTCTTGTTCCTCAATCTTGTCCCATATACTTGAGTTTTTTGCAATGTAAATTAATGGATCATAAGACTCGTAACAAACTCGTGATACATTTTTTGATGTTACATCAAAGTAGTCAGATTTAAAAAATTTTTTAAGAGAATTAAAATAATTTTTATGATTATCTACGTCTTTAGGTATCTTAACTAATACCTTTAGACCTTTGCCACTTGGCGATATAAATACAGAATAAACGTATTTAATTTTTGTTAGTCTTTCTTTCTCCTGGAGCAAGTCTTTATTTGATTTATACCCATCAAAGTCTAAACAAATTAAGCCGCTATGCTCTATTAAAGAGGCATCATTTCTTTTCTTGAATTTACCACTAAAACAAACAGCCGGTAAAGTCTTTTTTAGTTTATTTCTTTCTTCTTTATCTTTTTCAGAACGTATTTTTTTAACAGCATCTTTTGATGCTCCTTCTTCAATTCTTTTTAAAACCACCTCTACAGTTCTGTAAAAAGGCTGTGATGTGTCTTTAATATCTTTAAAAATAGTTATCTCCATTGTTGTTAGTTAAAAAAAGGCACTACAAAAGTTTAACATTTAAAATTTATGAAACACAAATTAAAATTTAATAAGGTTAATAAAATTATTTGCCCGTTGTGGGCCACTTTCATAGTGCCTAATTATTAAAAGGGTAAGTCTGGGTCGCCCTCATTAGCTGAAACTGGCTCAGCTTTTGGCTCAGGTTTCCAGGTGTCAACAGCTACATAATGAGTCTTCCCATACTCATCAGCTTGTTTCTTCTTTTGTACGTTTAGTTTTATATATTTTTTACCACTATACTCAAAGACGTGCTCTTTAGGTAAGTCGCTTAAACATAAACTGCAAGAAACAAGGTTACCATCAAACTTTTCAGTACCACTTCCTACATATATTTTATCTTCCATATTTTAATGTATTTTAATTTGGTGTTCCAAAATTTCTAAAACGTCAGTCATTAGCTTTTGCTTTTCCTGTTCGCTTTTCATAGTAGTTGGAACTTCTACTATAAATATTTCTCGTTTCCAAGATAGCTTAGAAAGATAATATTTTATTACCTTAAAAACAACTTTTACAACGTAAAAAATTTTTCTATGCCATATAATATTTCTATAATGTTTCATATATAATATGTTGATTTATATCCTCAGTTGAATTTTCGCTAAAAAAAGTATTGTAAATAAATATTGCGTTTTCTACCTTTTCTTTACCATTTTTTAAAAAATCTTCAGAGGGAATGTACAATCCTAATTGTAAAGTATTTTTATCTACAACGTAAAAATGAACTGGCTTATTAAATAACTTCTGATATATATATGCTTGACTATCATAGTTGTATCTATATGCTGATGATCTAAACTTTAAAATATCTGATGTAGTTTTTAAATCTATAATTTTATCTTCACATATTATATCTGCCTTTCCCTTCCAATCTAAGCCCATAATATTTTTAACTGCCGGAACTTCAAATTCATTTGATGGATGGTATATTTCCTCTGCCATATCCATATTACTTTTTATAGTCAATATAGCCCTATCTATATCATCTTTTTCTTTTTGAAGCAGTAACATTTGCCCATGCTCCTCCACCAATTCTTTATATTTTTTAGTATTTCTACTGTTTACATCTGCTATTATAAAATTTTGTATCTTTTCAGGTTCTAATATTGCAGTATGAAAGTATCTCCCTTCCAACATAGCTTTTGTTTGCTCCTTAGGTACTCTGAATTGTAATGGGTCATTAAGCAAAGTATATATATCAGAATTAGATAGCCATTGCTGACCATACTCTCCATAATAAAAAGAATCGTCTTTAAGTTTTTCTAAAATACCTATCATTTTATATGCTTAGATATTTCTTTCTTAACAGATGCTTTTATGTTATACTTGCTTTCTAAATTTTTAACAATAGTAGGCAGGCCTAATTCTTTATTAGAAACAACATAGCTTAAAACCTTTTTCCAGTTTTCATCTCCTATATCTAATGTTGCCTTTGTCTTAACTCCTGGAGTTGTTTTCTTTTGATTTCCAATCGCATTTATTACTTCATTAGCTGAAGCTACTGATGTATCTAATCCAATACCAAAGTTACCTAAAGCCCTACCCCAAGCAGATGTTTCGCAGTTTTCTACATAAGATGTTTTGTTTATGTATGATGATCCTTTATATTCTTCAGCAATACCGGAGGCAATAAGCCTACCAGTAGAATCTTTTATTTCTGCTTTAATCATTATTGACTCTGATGTTTTGTCTAAAACAATAGAATCTAAACTATACTCAGAATAAACTTCTCTAAAGTATTTTAATCTTGTGTGAACTTCAACGTAGTCCTTTCCCTTTATGTTGATGGTTTTTAATTTATCCATTTTCTTTATTATATTTAATTAGTTTTTTAGTGTAGTAAGAATATCTTTGTAGTATGTATTCTCTTTTTGCTTTTAAGTTTTTTATAAACTTATCGTTCTTCCTGGTGTTTACTTCTAACCTCATTTTATCTTCAATCAGTTGTAATTTATGCAAACAATTATTAATGCTCATTACAATACAACCTTTTTCCCAACCATACTCTTGAAATAATTTATATTCATTATCGCTTAACTCTTGAAAGTAATCTCCATTTCGGGAACAGTTTAATATTTCTGTTTTACTTTCAAACTTTTGCAGTTTAAATCCATAGCTAACTAAAGATGTGCCTAACTCTTTGTGTAAAATTAATGGGTCTTTTTGTAAGGCTTGATTATATAACTGATCTAACGAATACATTACTGCACTTTATTCTTTATTTCTTCAAGTATATGCTTGTAGTCTGGGTCGCTTTCAACAAATGCTTTTGCTTTTTTATAACCATGAACTAATGTTGAATGTTCAACTGGTAAACCATTTTCTTCCATAAATCTTTTTATGTACGATATTCTAATTGGTCTTTCTTGTGCCAGAAAATATAACATTTGTCTTGCCTCTACGATTTCTCTTTTACGAGTTTTGGTGTACATTTCGCCTAATGTAAGGTGGAACTTGTCAGCTACCGCCTCCGCATATGCGTCAAAAATATCTTTCTTCATTTAATTTTATTTTTTACAATTATACAACTTATATAAATATTATACAAGTTTTTTTTATTTTTTATTAAACTTATTTTGGAGATCATTGATTCTTTCTAAGGTTGCTATTGCTTTTTCATAGCTCATTCCTTCAGTAATTAAATTGTCAATTTGTAATTGTTTTATCTCCATTTGTAGATGATGAATTGCTTTTTCTATATCTTCTATATGCTTAGCTATATCTGACATACCCTCTTCTTTTTTCTTTCCACAACGCATCAAATAAGTGAGGGCTGTACCGACATTATATGTAGCAGAAAATCCATACACCACTTCAGAGGCATGGTAATTGTTTTTACCTATATAATATTCAGGGGTTTTCCTAACTGGTTTCATTTAATTTTTTTTTAAATTTATATTTACTCATATCATTACATACTATTTCTCTTTCATAAGGCATGTATTCGTACCTATCTTCAGCTAAAATAAATCTTTTCTTGTATTCTATCATTCCAGAATACTTAAAATAATTATCAAATTCAATAAGGTTTGTACGATTGTTTACATTATACTTATTAATCTTCTTTTTCTGATTCTCCTGGAAGATTAAACTTTTAGATAGTTCTTTCATTTAATTTAATTTATTTAAGAGGGATGATTAATAGTATTAACGTGTTTTGGCAATATCGCCTTTATAACCATCCCTCTTTATATAAGAGGCAACATTTAATATTTGGGCAGTACCCATTAATTATTGGGAAAATTCCCTCCTCTTACTCTTTATAGTTGTCTACTATTATTTTTTTTAAGATGTCTTGATTTAACTTTTGCAACCATTGAATATACTTCCGGTTTGGTTTTTTCTTCATCTTTTCTTTTAAGATCAGTTCGTGTATCTCTTTCATAGCCCACATCTTTTATCATCTTCTCTTGCTTCTGCTATATCGTAAAGCCTAAGCCCTCTGTAATCATAGTCGTTTTGTACTTCACAAAAATCTAAACATTCATCACAGATATAAATTTCATCCCACGATTCCACTTCTTCTACCTCTTCAAAAGATGCTCCACAACATCTGCTTACTAATTCTACTCCCATATTATTGAAGATGTATGGTATTCATATTCAGTTACATCAAACTTTTCATAGTTTTCATCTGTATCTTCTATCACTCCTCTTTTAACTAAATCTTGATATTTTAGATCACGAAGCTGATGATACTGGTTTAACTTTCTTTGTTCGCAATCCGGTTTTTTCTTTTTACTAATACATTCGTGTATGTATTCCATCCAGTCGTTATATGATTTGGTTTCTCTTGGGGTAATTTTTTTCATAATATATTTTTTAATTAAAAAAAAGGGGGAAGGATAACAACTTCCCCCCATTTACACAACAACAATTATTCAACTTTCGTTAGTATTGATTGTGTTTTTTTATTTGCTAATTCGTTATATCGGTTAAGCAATAATTGATTAGAAATAAAATCTACATCTAAAAAAGATTTCTTGTTAAACAAAATTTTTTTCAGATGATTAAACTCTCTTTCCTCGTTTTTAGTTAATTTATTCATAAGTAGTATATTTATGTGACAATAATACTAAATAAATAATTAATAACCAAATTTATAATTGCTTTATAACAAAATGGTCTATTAATGTTATTTCTAACGAACTCTCTGTGTTACTACTTCCTCCTATAATATTAACTTCTTTTATATCTCCTGAGTTAAAATCAAAGTCGTTATAATCCATGTGTTCATTAGAAAAAAAGACAGATTCATAATTGGATAGCCACTCAAATTCATTTGAATAATCTACATTATCTCCATCTAATTCATTATATAATATACGAAGGTTGTCTATTTGGTTTAATATTTTGTCGTAAACTTTTTTTGATACAATATAAGATTGACAAATGTCTACTTCAGTCATAACTGCATAACTTCTTTCTATATCTATAACATCAAATATCTCTATTTTACTGGTATATTCTCCATCAAATAATTCTATATCATTTTCCCTTTTTGTAAAGGCATAATCATTAACCATAGTCTCTAACCTTTTTCCTATGCTATGATAGTGTGATCTAAAATTTTCCGGAGACAATTCCCAGTAACCTTTTTCTTTTATGTAATTATCATACAAATAAGACATAAGTGTTTCTTTTTCAGAAACTAAGAATATTTCATATTTGGGTTGTTCAGACCCAAATAGATTTCCATTATAAGTTACAATAAACTTTTTCATAGTTTTATTACAAAGTTAATGATTTATTTTTTTGCCTTTCATTTGCTTCTTTTACGCATTTTTCTAAAGTGTTAACAGCTTCTTCAATGTTTTTGCCTAAATATTGGTCTCTACAATATTCTTCATAATATCCTACCCCATCATCATAAAGAGGATGGTTTTCTTCTAAATATGAAGCAAAAACAGTTAGCCCTTTTATTTCTATTTCTTCTTCCTCTCTCCATTGTGGCTCATCATAAGAACTTTCGTATACGCACTTTCCTTCTACATAATTCTTTTCTCCTCCCCATTCACATTCCTCTTCATACCAAAAATGAAAATCAGGAAAGTCTTTTGCAAACATTTCTAAAATACTATCACAGATAGGAGACCAAGCTGACTCAAATCTTAATTCACAAGAAATAGAACAATGATCTATTTCTAAACTACAATCTCCCCATTTTGTATTCCAGTTGTGTAAACTCCATTCGTACCAATCACGAAACCCATATTTTTCTACTAATTTGTCAATCTCGCTTTCATCAATAGGTATTTCAGTCATTACCCCATCTATCTCCTCTCTTCTCCAGTATTTACATTTTTTTCCATTTATGTTAGCAAATCCTGAAACAAAATTGTACTCTTCTGGTCTTGGTTTGTAATATTGACAAATACTTCCGACCTTTTTTATTTTCTCAATTATTTCTTCTTGTTTTTTTGTAAGTGGCGAAGAAACATTAATTCCACTATAAACCCAATTTGGCATAATTATTTAATTTAAGTTAATATTTAATTTTATAAGTGTCCTCCACTTCTATCTTTTCCATACTCAAATCTCCATTCGCTTTCACTATCTTTTTCATCTAATCCTGCATCATTCTTTAAGCCGAATCCAAACTCATAACTTGCTTTACTCACAGCAATATCCATTTCGTTTTCATATATTTCAGGATTATCAAGAATATATTCGTGTATATCATTACATTCCATTCCATTAGGCACTTCCACTTCTACTTCTCCTATCTTATGATATACACTTCTGTTTATTATTTTTACCTTCATTTCTATTTAATTTTAATTTATTTATAATTTCATCTAAATATCTCATATACATAAAGTCTTGTTTATGTAAAGGTTTGTTTAATTCTCTTTTTAAACATTCTCTATAAAACTCTATTTCTTCTTTATTGTAATTTTTCATAATTTATATTCTATTATATTGTCTTCTATTAATTTTTGCTCAACTTCTCTTAGTGACCATACATACCCACCTTCCTCATAAAATTCTTTATAAAATCTCAAGAATTTAAAACTATATTTATATTGATAAGCCATTTATTTAATTTTATTTGTTTCTGAATATAATAAAGGCTGAGGTTTACTCTCTTTATTATCTTTTATTGTTATTTCATAATATTCTCCCATAGGACTATCGTGGTGGTGTAATCTCACTTCATATTGCCCCTCTTTTTCTTTTGTTATATAATAAGATAAGTCACATTCAGGAGCAATTTCATTAAATATTTGTTTTGTATCAGTTAATTCAAATTCTTTGTGTCCACTTCTATTCATCCATCCTATATTTCTTCCTTCAACATATATTGTCTTTCCTATATGCTTTTTAAATTCTTCTTCTAAATCTTCTGTAAAAAATACCCAATGGTTTTCTCCTATATAATAATCATTAAGAAAATGCTCTTCAATTTCTTCATCAGTAACATCAGAGGGTTTTCTATCTTCATCTCCTAATATACTAACAAGAAACTCTTGTTTGTCTCTTTCAAAATAATCTATTTCGTTTTGTATGTACTGGGAAACATCATAATACGTTTCCCAAATGTATTTAGTTGTACCAGTATTATCTTTTTCTATTGTCGTGATCTCTTCTATTTGTTTTTCAAATTTATCCATAGTTAATTATTTAAGTTTTTAAAATAAAGTTAATTGTTCGTATTCACATTTTTTAAACATAGCATCCGACATATAAATTCCCATTCCCATATGATGCTTTTCTGTTCTGCTTGGTCTTGTAACTCCTGAAGAGTCTAAAAATAATTTTTCCCCTTCTCTTATATAATAAGATACTCCACTTTTTGGAGCAGAAAATACTTGCCTGAATTGTTTTCCAGTATCTTTTTCTTCTAATAAAGGAGCATTGCTTAAATCTATCTCCATATTATAATAAACATTGTATTTTTCTCCACAAGTTGTCTCTTTAATTTGTTGTATTTGATAACCTAAAATTTGAGCATTATCATCATATAAATGGTTGCAAATATTTCTGTAATCCTCTTCTGATTGTATTATTAATTTATTCATCATCTAAAATTTTATTTAATTGTATGCTTATATAATCTATGGTTTCTCCATCTGAAAAATAATGGGGGGATTCTTCATCTTCTGAATGTTTAGGGTCATTGATTAGTTTATTACATTTTTGTAGTCTTTCTTCTAAATCAATTAACTGGTCTAATATATCATCAAATTGTTCACAACCACATCTTTGTAGATTTTCTTTGCATGGTGTGTTATCTCTTAAATCAATAATTTGTTTTATAAGTTTGTTCATCTTAATTTTGTTTTAACAGGACTTAAATCCAGAAGTCCAAATGTTATAAATATAACTGTAATCTTCTTCTACTAAATCAGAAAGTTCTTGAAATAATCTCTCTCTGATTACACTATCTCTCACTTCTAAATAGTTGTATATATCTTTTCTTTTATGTAATCTATCTAATAAACCTATAAATGTAGCTTTGCTATTTATTTCTCCTCCTAAATCATCAGAAGGATATTTTTTTATATAAAAATTTTTAAGTTTCATTTGTTTGCTTTTAATTTTGCGAGGAATAGCCCTCTACTACGAAAACCCCACTATTCGCATAGTGAGGCAATCGTAAACAAACAAACAAATTAGAGAATACGAGGGACAAAAAATGGTTCTTCCTTCGCTAAGTTTGTAAAGTCGTGTACTACATCAAAAACTGAATAATCATTTTTAAGGACAAGTTCCACCCATTCAGGAGCAGTTGCTATAACTATTTTGCATTGTTCATTAGGCATTATTCCTACCTCTTCCCAAATAGTTAGCATTGTTTGCATTGGTATCGTTTTCCAAAGATTTAATTGCAATTCTTTCTGTTGTTGTTCGTACAACAAAGAGTTAGTATTCTGATTTAATTTTAAATTTTTCATTTGTTAGTATGTTAATTAAGGGACTATTCCCGACATTGACAAGAGCAAATTTGCTCTTGTTTCGCCTCCTGAAGGCTCTTCAGAATGTCTATAAATTATTATAAGAGGGCATTCGTTTTTGATAGTGTGCCTCTTTGTAGCTTCTATGCAAATTTTGAAATAAGTTGTATTGAGCTTTAAATAGCATATCCATCCCACATCCTGAAATTCTTCCATTCTTATCACATCCTGCAAGTTTTAAAATATATGGGTCTGTTATTTTTCTTAATTTGTTTTTATAAATATAAGCTAATCGGATTTTTCTGCTCATTCCTGATTTACTGACACTATCAACACCACAATAAAAACGACCTCGCAAAAGTGCGTTTTTAATTCGTGTTAATTCCTCTGAGTTCCATTGAGTTAATTTATTTAAATCTTTTTCTGTCCAGAAGCTTGACTCTTTTATAGTTTGTTTTGCATCAGCTTCTGCAAGTGATAGGATTCTTTTTGTCATTTGTTTGTCTGTTTAGTTATGTTCATAGCTTGTCTATAAACTTTGTACAAAGATAATAAAAAAAATGAATAAAACAAACATAATTAATAAAAAACTTTAATTGTTGATAAATTTATATATCATTGTTAATAACTCTCTGAAAATCAATATTTTATACTGGTGTTTGTCGGTCGGTTTTGTTTGCGTTCGTTCGTGTTCGGTCTGTGGCTACTCGCAGAGGGAAGGTAAGCAACCAACTGCGTGAACTGGGGGAAGGTCGGCAAAGCGTCAGGAGAAAGGGACAAAGGGACAGCAACAACACCACCAGCAACGGACACCAGCAACACCAAAAGCCAAACGAACAGACCAAAAAGCAAAAGCCAAAACAATCAGCAGAAAAAAACAAAATCAGCAACCCCCCCCAACAAAAAATGTCGTTTTTCTAACGCAGTCGCAGTGCGTATAACGGGGTAGTACCCTCAACCCCTAATTATCTAATATATTTTTATTATCTTTACAAAAAAAAGATCATGGCATACGATAAAAGAATCTCACCGGCAAGCACTATCTCTGATAACGTAGACGGACTGTATATAAAAGACGGTAGACTAATAAATGGTCGTCCTGATTTTATGGGTAAGTCTGGAATTGAAACAGCAGCTCTATATAGACAGCAAATGAAAAAGCAATATAAGATTGATTGTATCGCTGATGGAATTGAAAGAGCTAAGATGCGTATGGATGGTGATAAAGATATCTACGAATTTTAAAACTTCCCGTTGTTAGTTTGATTAGTAGTGGAGAGAGGACTGTATGGTCCTCTTTTCTTTTGTATATGTCGTGTTTATGTCGCTTTATTCCGCTTTTATGTCGCTTTTATGACGGCTTCAAAACTTTAGATAACTTAACTTAACTTATTGATTATTAATATATTATATTATTATTTATATTTTTATGTCGTATTTAAGTTAGTATAGTATAAAAAAAAATATATAAAAAAGTATTTCAAAAGTTTCCTCTGTTTTGATTTTGACCTACTTAATTTGGAAAGACGACATATAATATTTGTTATTAATTTTTATATATTTGCATTAATCTAATTAAATTAAATACTATGTCAAACCCACAATTCATTAATCCTACTACGTCCTATACTGCAAAGTCTTTGAGCTTTGATGATGAGGGTAGGTCTAAGTTAATCTCAGGAATTACAGCCATTGCAAAAACAGTAAAGAGCACATTAGGGCCATTAGGTAAAACGGTATTGTTAGAATCATCTAATCATACTTCAGGAATGACAATAACAAAAGACGGAGTAACTGTAGCCCGAGCTATTATGTTGGATGATCCAATTGAGAATCTCGCTGTTCAAATGATGAAAGAAGCAGCAGACAGAACTGCTAACACAGCAGGTGATGGGACAACTACTGCTATTGTATTAACTGAAGCTATTGTAAAAGCAGGACAAGAGTTTATAAAACCAGAACACAATACAACTGAGATTATAAGAAATATAAATAAAGTTTGTAAAGACATAATATCATCATTAGAAAAAAATTCAAGAAAAGTAACTAAGGGTAGGTTGTTAGATGTAGCCTGCATATCTGCAAACAATGACAGCGAGATTGGTGGAATCATAGCTGATGCTTATGACAAGGTTGGTATCAACGGTATTGTTACAGTAGAAAGGTCTAAGTCATCAGAAACATATGCTGAGGTTACAAATGGAATAAAAGTTGATAGAGGTTATTCAACTCATTTATTTATTAATGACCACAAAAAGGATGAGTGTATACTTGAAGATGTAAAGATATTAGTTTGTGATGGAGAGATAAATAATATATTACAAATAGAAAATGTATTAAAACCAATAATTAACAACGGAGAAAAACTATTGATTATTGCACCATGTTCTGTGAATGTAATAAATACACTTGCAGCTAACGTAGTTCGTAATGGACTAAAGTTTTGTAATATAGCCCCACCATCATTTGGGTATAAGACTCAGGAGTTAATGCAAGACATAGCTTTGGCTGTCGGAGCAAAATACTTTAGTGAGAAGACTGGTGATGATTTAAGTTTGATTAGACCTGAACACTTAGGTCATGCTGATAAAATTATTGCATCAAGAGACAATACAATAATTTTAAAAGAAAATACAGTATCAGATGAATTACAAAAAAGAATAGATGAATTAGTAGAAGCCAGAGAGTCGGTAGAAAAAAACGTAGACAAGAAGTTTATTAATGAAAGAATAGCGAGTTTGGCGGGATCAATAGGCTGTATATATGTTGGAGGATATAGCGATGTAGAACAAAAAGAAAAATTTGACCGAGTTGATGACTCGGTCTGTGCTGTCAGGTCAGCACTTGAAGAAGGAATTGTAGCCGGAGGAGGAGTGTCTTTATTGCGTGCAGGAATAATGCTAAACAAATATAAAAGTAAAGACGATAACATGGAAGTAGCTTTATTAATTTTAAGGTCTGCATTATTAGCTCCACTTAAACAAATATTAGATAATGGAGGTAAAGAATATGATTCAATAATAAATCATATATTTGATAAACCTCACAATATTGGGTACGATTTAAAAAATGAAAAGTTTGGAGATATGTTTAAGATGGGTGTTATAGACCCACTTAAAGTAACTAAGAACGCATTAATAAATGCAGTTAGTGTTTCTACAACAATACTCAGTACAAACGCTATAGTAACTAATAAAAGAGGATAATGATAGCAATAGGTAAAAATGTTATAATACAACCTATAGAAGAAGAGGTTAAAACGGATTCAGGTCTATTATTAACAGCTTCTGATGTAGATGAGTTTAGATATAAGAAAGCAAAAGTAATACAACCAGGAACAGATGTCCAGAATATTAAATCAGAAGACCTTATATATTTTGATAAGTCTGCTGGCTTTAGCCTTATGCTCAATAATACTACTTATACTGTTATTGCTGAGAGAGATATCGTTGTTGTTTTATAAATTTATTCATTTCCTTTATAGAATTTCTGTAAAGTTTGTCGGTATAAGACGCATCTTTACGAAATAAAGGGTTCAAGTGAGCTGTTTCAGAGATTTCTTCTCCATTTAATTTACGATATATGTTTCTGGCTATTGTTTTTCCTTTGTGTGATAGTTCATATAAGGTAGTATGTTTACCATATCCTTTTCTCCATACTTGAATAAAGCCATCCCTAAGCAAATTGTCAAATCTTTTTTCATTCCAAGACATAAGCTCTTCAAATTCTTTAAATTTAGTTTTATTAAAGTAATCTTCGCTGTATAAAAACAAGATCATGTCAATATCAGGCGTGCCAATACCATACTTTGCCTTTACCCAATAGCGTATTACCCTCCAGTATTTAAGGTAATCGTGAGAATATTTCATTTAATTTAATTATTATCTTTGTAAAAATACAAAAATGGAAATAATAAAAGGGTCTCAAGAATATTTTGATTATTTAAACGAATATATCTTACCTAACAGAGAAGTTGAAGATTATATTTTTACATTAGATGGCTTAGTTATGATAGATATGTTAGATAGTGGAGACTTTATATCATATGATGACGCATATGTAGAGGCAAGTATGGAAGAGCATGGTTATATTTTAGTAATACCAGAATAAATGAAATCACCTATAGATTTTAAAGACTTTGCTGCTAATCCTGTAACAGGATTACTTTTCTTTTGTTTAATTGCTATTGGATATTTATATATAGATAATAAAACAACTTTAACAAATCAGATAAAAGCATTACAGGAAGAAGTAATTACTTTAAGAAGTGATTATAAAAAGTTAAATGATAAATTTATACAAACGCTACAAGAAATCAATGATTAGGTTTGAATATATATTGTTTTTTATTTTAATATCCTGTTCTCAGCCAGAATCTCTTCCTGAGCCAGAAAATTTTAATGTAATTAACGTAGATAGTTTAGCAGATGTAACAATACAACAGGTTAATAAACAAAAAAAACAAAAAATCTTGCTGGAGCAAGATTTATGGAGAAAAAAAAGAGATATTAAAAAAATAGAAAAGAAATATACTGACAGTATTTACGAATTAAATAATTTAAAATTAATTACCAGTGACAGTGTAGTTGTTGATTATAAGATAGTTGTAACTCAAGTAGTAGACTCTGTAAGAATTACTGTTTCTGATTCATTATGCAAGGTTTGTTTAGCCAGACAAGAGAAAAAAGAAAACAGTTTAGTAAACAAAGCGTTTAGATGGCTACAAAAGAATATTGAAATTTAATTATCTTTGTTAAAACAAAAAAATTATGCCAGACCATTATTTAACAAAAGAAGAAAAAAAAGATTTAAAAGATAATGTTAAATCTAAATTAAAAAAAGATAAGCAGAAAAAAGATGCTATGAAAAATGCAGCCATAAATGCTCTATCTGGTAGCGTACCACCTCCTGTTTCTATTAAGACTAAGTCAAAAATGAGAAACAAAATAGGTAAAAGGCCAAAATTTAGAAGTTATGTAAATTTATATTAAAAAAAGTATATGGCAAAAAAAGGTAGAACTAAAAAGAAAGGAAGTAAAATATGTGCAGCAGGAATAGCGTGGGCAAAAAGAACATTTGATACTTATCCAAGTGCTTATGCTAATATGGCTGCCAGTAAATATTGTAAAGACCCTAATTACGCAAAAAAATCAAAAGGAAAATGATAGATAAAAATAAATTAAAACAAATAGCTTCTGAATTAAAAAAAGCATCTGCTATGCATAAAGGTCAGGCTGCTAAAATTGACAAAATGCTTAAAAGCATAAAATCTAAGCCAAAGAAAAAGTAATGGCTGGAGCTTTAAAAAAATGGAGAGACCAGAAATGGGTTCGTATTGGAACTGATGGAAAAATAAAAGGACCATGCGGTACTTCAAAAAATAAAAAAAAGCCAGACAGATGTCTGCCTTTAGCTAAAGCACGTTCATTATCTAAAAGAGAATTAGCTGCTACAGCAAGAAAAAAGAAAAAGTCAAACAAAACAGTAGTTAGTAATACTAAAGCAGCAAAAGTTAGATCATAATGGCAACAAAAGGTAGAACAAAAAAAGGACAAATTAGAAGAACTACTGGCAAAGGTGGTAACTATAGGTCAACTAAATCTGGCGCAGGAATGACTGAAAAAGGAGTAAGGGCTTATAGAAGAGCAAATCCTGGAAGTAAACTAAAAACAGCGGTAACAGAAAAGAACCCTACGGGAAAAAGAGCAGCAAGAAGAAAATCTTTTTGTGCAAGAATGAAAGGAATGAAGGGACCATTAAAAGATAAAAAAGGAAGACCAACAAGAAAAGCTATGGCTTTGAGACGTTGGAGATGCTAAAAAATTAATTATTATATTTGCACTATGGCTAAAATGAATAAAAAAGACTACAACGGTATTAACTTTAAAAACAAAGTTATTGATAAGTTGTCAGCAGGACAGAAAAAAATAGCTGCAATGACCCCACCATTTGACAAAATAACTGGTAGTGATTTTGCAGCATTAAGAAATAAAAAAAATAAAAACGCTTAACTATGCCAACAGTAACATACAAATGCCCAGATAGTGGGAAAAACATGAAAAAAACATTTCCATATAATGCAGTAGGAAAAGCACAAGCTGCTGAGTTTGCAAAAACTATGGGAGGTAAAAAGAAGGATAATCCAGGATATGGAGATGAGAAGAAAATGAGTTCAGGTTATTAATTATTAAAAAATAAAAAAATGAAACAAGGATATAATGCAAGATTAGATGAGTCTTTAGGTGGAAGACACAAAGGAAAACACTCACAGTCTATGAAAGACAGAAGAGATGAATCTAAAGCAATGTCAAAAAAGATGTATGGTCATGCTTATGGAGCTGACAAAGGAATGTCATACAGACACACATCTTCTTGGAAAACTCACGACCACTTAAGATCATAAAAGATGCCAGGTCGTACTAAGAAAAAAGGAGCTTTTCCAGAAATAAAAAAAAGCAATCAAGGTAAATTTACATCGTGGGCTAAACGCAACGGTTTTAAAGATGCTTGTAGTGCAGCAGCTTCTGTAATGAAAAATACTGATAAGTATTCTGAAAGCGTTGTTAAAATGGCTAACTATGCTAATAACTTTGGTTGTAAAAACAGAAGTTAAATACTAATTAAATATATTTTATTATGGCTAAAAAGAAAACCGCTAAGGGTAAAAGAAAGAATTTATTAAAAACTGACCCTGAGCAAAAACCAAATATTTCATACGAGCAAAAAATGGGGGCTGACCCTACAATTTCTGGTTTAAAAAAACCAACAAAAGAAATTAAAGAAGAAGTTAAGCCAAAGGTGTATGTTACAAGTAGACCAAAAACTGCTTTTAATATGAGAAAGCGTTATGACCAAACTAATTAAAAACATGAAAGAAAAATTAATATCTTTGTATTATCATTTAAGATGTAATTGGAACGTATTACTTGACAAACTATCTATTAAGGTTGACAAGTGTGCATATGATGAATGTAAATGCAAGATAGACTAAACAACAAGTCCAGAGGATTAGGAGATACTATAGCTAAGGTTACAAAAGCCACAGGTATAGATAAACTTGCTAATAATATGGCAAAGGCAATGGGAAAAGAAGACTGCGGTTGCGGTCAAAGAAGAGACACTCTTAACAGAGCGTTTCCATATAAAAGATAAAAGAGATTTTTAACCTCAAATAAAAAAACATGGCATACCCAAAAATTACCGTAAATACTGGTCTTTCATTAAGCATAATAGCCAGTGATACTTTACCAATCCCAGCACCAGATTTACCACAAATAACAGGAACAGCAGATACTGATGTTACTAATAAATTAAAAGATACTACTGCAAACTTTTCTACTGTAAATGTAGGGGATATAGTTTATAACACTACTGACAATACTTCAGGAGCAGTTACAGCAGTTGATTCAACTGATACAATTTCTTTTGCTACTGATCTATTTCCTGATGGTAATGAAAATTATATAATATTTACCGCAGGACCTGTAGGATTTAATGAAAGAATAGCATCTGGAGAAGGCTGTTTATTATACGTTGGAAGTAGTTTGACTACTATGACAGTAGCAGGTTCATTTGTTAATGTAAAAGTAAAAACTACCGCAGGAAGCATTGTAACATTTAGTAACTTTCCTGTTGGGGAATATTTACCTGTTCAAGTTGTTCAGCTGTTTAAAACAGGGACCACTGATGAAGCAGATAATAACTGTATAGCAATCTGGTAATATGATAACTCTTTCAGAAGATACAAAGTTTAGTTTAAGTCCAAAAAACTTTTTTACTATAGCTGTATTTATTGCTGGATTTGTTGGTATGTATTATAGCTTACAGGCAGATATTCAAGAAGCTAAAGAATTACCTGAGCCTTCTCAAGTTCCAGTAGAACAAATGATTCAAATCCAAAAAGAGCTAACATTTATAAAAACAGAAATGTTAGAAATGAAAGAAACATTAAACAGATTAGACGACAGAATTTATACGCTTAAAAATAAGTAATAAATGAGAGCAATAGAAAAAATTGTAATTCATTGCTCAGCCACCCCCCGAAACAAAGATTTCTCAGCAGAGGACATTAGAGACTGGCACGTTAAAGGAAATGGCTGGAGCGATATAGGATATCATTTTGTAATACGATTAGATGGTACTATTGAATACGGTAGAATGGTAGATAGGTATGGCGCTCATGTTAAAAGTCATAACCTTAACAGTTTAGGTATTTGTTATATAGGAGGTATGGATAAAGAGATGAGTAAATGGGAAGACACAAGAACAGATGAGCAAAAAGAGTCTTTAATACTTTTATTAAAAACTTTAAGAAAGTTTCATCCTAAAGCAAAGATATATGGACATAGAGATTTTTCAAGTAAAGAATGTCCAAGTTTTGATGCAAAAACAGAATATAAAGATATATGAATATATGGAGTAAAATATTTGGATCAGCAGGATTAGAAGTTGCTGATAAAGTAAGTGAGGTGGTAGACAAGTTTGTTGAAACGCCTGACGAAAAAAAAGAATTTAAAAAACAAATGATGCAAGTTTTTGCTGACAGCGTAGCAGATGAGCAAAAAAATGTAACCGAAAGGTGGAAAAGCGATATGTCTTCTGATAGTCGTTTGTCTAAAACAGTAAGGCCAGCTGTATTAATTTTTTTAATTCTAAGTACAATCGTGCTTATTTTTATTGACTCAGGATTTATTAACTTTGTAGTTGACGATGAGTGGAAAGAATTATTAAAACTTTTACTTATGACAACGGTAGCGGCTTACTTTGGTGGGCGCTCATATGAAAAAGGAACAAGGATAAAAAACAAATAAATGGCCAGAATAGTAAGTTATCCATTACAAAATGTAGTAGTTGGAACCGATAAGTGGATTGGTTCTGATATGGTTAACGATGGCAAAACAGTAAATTTTAGCGCAGATGCTGTTGCAATATTTCTAAACACCTTTAATAAAATAGAGGTAAACGCATTAAAATACCGTTTTCAGAACTGGAAAACAGGAGAGACAAGAGAGCCGGGAACAATATCTTTTTCTACATCTGATATAGGGGGTCCTGCTTTTAACACTATAAGTAGTTTTATGTTAAGTAAATTTCAATTAGCTTCTTTAATAGACGTATCCTCTTATTACACAGTTCCTTTAGTTGGGTCTACTGTAGTAATATCACAAGCTGACGACCCTTCAAAGTTCGGTATATATTCTTGGAATAGCGCTACTCAAAATGCTCAAGAAACTAATTTTTTTGATATTGGAGTAACTAATCAGGCCAGCACAGGTAGCTTAATAGACAACAAAGATTATTTCATATCTTTGCTGACGTATGCATCAGCGAGTTCTGGGGACAAAAACTTTGTGTTTTCTCAAGACGTAGCATCAGCAACGTGGAGTGTAACACATAACTTAAACAAATACCCCTCAGTAAGCGTTGTAAACAGTGCAAACATTACAGTTTATGGAGATGTAGATTATGATTCATTAAATTCTGTAACCATAACTTTTAATGCTGCACATACAGGAAAAGCATTTTTTAACTAAAACAAAAAACATGACAAAAAATATTTTAACACTATTAATTACATTATTTTCACTTACAGCTTCTGCTCAGTTTATGGTAACAAGTATGTTAAGTGAACCAGCGGATGGAGAAGAAATGAGTTTAGACAACTTAACAGATAACATAGGGGTAATGTACTCTATGGATAAAATAAGTTTAGGAGTAATGATGAATGGAGAGGACTATGATTTAGTTGCCAGATATGCATTTGGCGATAAATTATTTGCCTATGGATTAGTAACCACTGAAGAGGAAAATGTTTCTTTAGGTGTAGGGTATGCACTAAACGTGTGGAACGAACTATACATAGAACCTTCTTATTTAATAGACTTAGAAAACGAAGATCAAGAAGGTGAACTAAAATTTAGTTTAACCTATAAATTTTAATAATATATAAAAAACAAAGAATATGGCTATCAATTTTTTACAAAACGTATCCCTCAATAATACTGAGCTACAAAATTTTAAAGTTCAGAATATTACTGGTACTTTACCATCATCATTATCTGGTGAAGGACAATTAATATACAAAACAGACACAAATGAATTATATCTTCACAAGGGTAGTAATACTTGGGTAGACTTAGCGGCTGGAACTGTATCGTCTGTTGGTATATCAAGTAACTACTTTACAATAGGAAGTTCACCTATTACAAGTAGTGGTACAATAACTGTTGATATGCCAAATTCTGGTGTTACAGCCAACACATACACTCATGCTACTATTACAGTTAATGCACAAGGAGTTGTAACTGCTGCTGCAAGTGGTACAGCAACATTAGGTGTAACATCGTTTACTAATGCTAACGGAACATTTATTTCGGCAGGTACAACAAACTCGGCAGCTACTGGAGCAGTTACTATGGGTACTATTGACTTATCAGCAAGTGGTACACCGAGTAACACTACCTTCCTTAGAGGGGATAATGTTTGGGCAACTCCAGCTGGAGCATATACTTCATGGAGCTTAGAGGCTGACTCAGGATCAGCGGTTGATATAACAGATGGACTTAGAGTAGACTTTACAGGAGGCACTGGAATAAGTACAGCAGTTGCGTCTGCTACCCCAAATACACTAACTATTACAAATACGGGTGTTACTTCTGCGGTAGCTGGTTCAAACATTAGTGTTTCCAGTGCTACAGGGGCAGTAACTATTGCATATACTGGAGGTACAGGGTCTATGGATAGTTGGACTTTAGCAGGAGACAGTGGTTCTCAAAGTATTACTAATGGTAACACAGCTACATTTGTAGGGGGTACCGGTTTAACAACAGCAGCAAGTGCAACTGACGATTTAACTATTACTCTGGATGATACAGCTGTTACGCCAGGCTCTTATACTTTAGCAAGTATTACAGTTGACCAGCAAGGTCGTATTACTGCGGCATCCAGTGGTTCTTCTGGATCAATGTCTTCATGGACAATTCAAGGAGATTCGGGAAGTTCAACAGTAAGTAATGGTCAAACAGTAGATATTGCTGGAGGAACATATTTAACAAGTGCTGAATCATCAAGAACTGTAACTTTAAATCACGATGCTACATCAAGAAGTGATACCACAAGTTCAGCTTCGCCTGGATATGGAGGAACATTTGATGTTATTGGTAGTGTTACAACTAACGCTACAGGTCACGTTACAGCGGTAGATGTAGAAACTATTACAATGCCAAGTGCAGAAAGTTATTCTTGGACTTTATCTGGAGATTCAGGTTCCAGTCAAACTATATCTAATGGTAATACAGTTGATATAGCAGGAGGAACAGGAATATCTACAGAAGCAGGAACAGCTACAGATGAAATTACAATTACAAATACAGGGGTTACATCAGCCGTAGCAAGTACAGGAATAAGTGTTAGTGGGGCAACTGGCGCAGTAACATTTACCAATACAGGTGTAACTTCAGCCGTAGCCGGAACTGGAATTAGTGTTAGTGGCTCAACGGGGGCGGTAACAATAACAAATACAGTAACTAATACTGATGCTAATTATGCTTTAAGTGTTGGGGCTGTATCTTCAAACGAATCTACATTATCTTTAGTTGGTTCTAATGGTGGTTCTACAACTACAGCTAAATTCTCAGGAACAACAAACGAAATTGCAATTACAACTCCATCTACTGGTAACGGTGGTGATATTACTATTGGTTTACCAGATGATGTAACTATAGGTAATGA